CCTCGCCGCTGAAGGTGAACGGGACGAGGCTCGTCCCGCCGGCGTACCCGTAGGAACCCTGGTACAGGGTTCCGTCCGGGGTGTACCCGGTCGGGAGCTCGTTGATAACAGCGGCCACGGCGACAGTCTGAGGGGCAGGCAGGAGCCCGGAGCCGGTGATGGCGGCGCTGTACTGGGACAGCAGCCGCCAGGGGGGGAGGATGGAGCCCCAGACGGCCCAGTGGGAGTAGGCGACGTTCCCGCCGTGCTGGATGTCCGCCGGGCTGGAGCCGCCGTTCGCCCCGTAGTCGCCGTTCAGGGTGAGCCACGTCCAGCCGGCGGTCATGCCGGCGGCGGTGCCGCTGACGTTCGCGGTGAGGCCGCCGTTGACCAGGACCGTCCATGTCGTGGTGGTGAGCTGGAGGTCAATGCAGTGCCACGACGCCGAGCGAAGGTCAGAGGAACTGTAGATGGGGTGCGTGGTCGCCGTCGGGCCGTTGTAGGTGATCAGCTCGAGCGCCCCGGCCAGGGACAGCTGCAGGATCGCGACGGGCGCGGAGCCCGTCGAGAGGGTCGCCAGGGTAATGACCGAGCAGGGCTGCCCGGCGATGGGATAGTACTGCCCGGTGCCGTTGTCCTTCCAGCCTGTCGCCGAGGCGAAGAAGTCGGCGCTGAACCAGCCCTTGACCGTGATACCGCCGGACAGGGGCGGGTAGGCCGGGTCGAGCGCGGCGAGGAACCAGGTGTTCGCTCCCCCGCTGCCGAGCAGCCCGGTCTGCTGCCATGCCGCCGAGCCGGGGCTGGACGTGACCGGGTTCCCGGTGGAGTAGCTGGCCGGGGACGACTGCGGGTCGCCGTAGTTCCATCCTTGCTGCTGGCCGACTGCGGACACGGCGACGGACGGGGGGACGATGGTGCTGCCGCCGCCTGTTGCCGTCGCGTCGATGCCGGTGGTGGTGTAGGAGTCCCCGGCGGTGATCCCGCCGGGTGAGGCGACGATGCTCATCGTGTTCGTGTTGCCGGGCGCGCTGCTGGCCAGTGATGCGGGCTGCACGCCGCCCGCCAGGGGCTGGTCGTCCATCGCCCACCAGGAGTGCGGGGCGTCTCCGGGTGCGGTGCCGAGCACTTCCCCCCGGTACGGGGTTGGGCACGGGACGCCGGCGACGGACCAGCCGTCGGTGAGGCCGGTCTCGACGTAGCTGTGCTGGTCCTCGTCGCGTTTCTCTGTCCAGCCCAGGGCGTTCCGCTGCCAGATGTAGGTGCGGTCCACCGGTACCCCGCCGACGGTGCCGAGCATGATCCGGAGCCGCAGCGGGGTGCCGGTGGTCACGCCCGGGTAGTACAGGCCGGCCGCGTTGGAGGGCGTGAAGTTGCCGGGCCCGTTGTCGAGGGTGACGCTGCCCTCGGAGGACTGTAGCTGGCCGAGGGCGTACGGGATCCCGGTGCTGGTTTCCTCCCACGCCCAGAAGCACTTGTCCTCTTCGGCCGGGGTCAGCGCGGAGTCGTTGAGGGTGACCCATTCCATCTCGTCGGCGGGGGTCTGGAATCCCGACCCGATGGCGGCTTCGAGGATGGTCCGGCCGGCCCCCCCGGGGGCCACGGCGGAGTCCTCGGGGATCGGGCTGGGCGCGCCGGCCTGGACGCCGAGGATGGAGCCGCTGAGATCCTCGGCCGTGCCTGCGGTGCCGGTGACTGATTCGGAGGATGAGGTGACGGTCCACGCGGCGGTGAGAACCACATCGCAGCTGTGATCGGTCCCGTTGCTGGCGGTGACGGCCGGGAGGGTGGTCCAGCCGGCCGGCGCGAAGGCCTGGGTTGCGCTGGTGTTGTCCCCGGTGATGAACGCGATCTCGAAGGCGTTGACCGGGGCCGCCGCCGCCGCCGAGTAGCCGCCAGGGACGGCCAGGCCGGGGACGGCCAGGCCGGGAGTGGAGACGGGAGCTGCCACGGGTCACCCCCGCGCGGTCGCGCCGGCCGTCACGAGAGGGCCGCCCAGAACCCGACGCCCTGCTGGGTGATGCTCGACGGCGTGATCGACCCCGGCAGCGACGTCTGCCCGGAGAGAATCCCCCCGTACCGGGACGTCGCGGCGCTGTTCGCGCCGTTCACCAGCCCCGCGACGTTGTTGACGTTGCGGCCGAACGCCGGGCTGGTCGTCCCGTTCGCCACCAGCGCCACCCAGTACATCCCGGCGGGGAGCGTGAACGGCCCCCCCGCCAGCGCCATCGTCTTCAGTCCCGCCCCCGCGGAACCCCACGCGGTCGTCTGGTCGGCACTGGTCCCGATCAGCGTCCCCGCGGAGTTGTACAGCCCGGCGAAATTCTCGCTCGCGGTGAGGGTACCCCCGGCCGTGCTGACGACGGTGATGACATTCGTGCAGGACACCGGGGAGCGGACGTTGACCCCGATCAGCACGATCCCGCCGAGGGAGGGCAGGGTGCTGGAGTTGACGATCAGCGCCGGGTCATAGTTCCACGCCAGCCAGCCCACGTCGGACGGCAGGAACGGCGGCCCGGCGGCCGGCAGCTGCACCTGCGCCGGGTACCAGACCCCCGCGTTGCCCCACCACAGGAACGTCATCGAGGTCCCCGCCGGGACGACGCAAGCGGTCCCGGTGGCCACGTGAGACGTCGCCAGGGCAGCGAAGGTGATCGACCCGGTGCCGGCGTTGACCAGCGTGAACGTCCGGTTCGCCCAGGATGCGGCCCCGGCGCCCTGCGCGCCCGGGTCGTTGGTCCCCAGGATGCAGCCGGTGACATTCCCCGCCGGCACCGCGACGGCGAGCGCGTTATACCGGGTGGTGATGAACGCGCCGTTCGTGATGGTGCCCAGGGCGAAATGCGTCATGCCCGCGCCGGTTACCCGGAACAGGTTGACGTCGCCCATGCAGATGCCGTCGAAGTCGAAGGACCCGACCGAGTTGATAGTGGTGGCGAATCCGCTGCTGCCCGTGAAGTCGATGATGCCGGTGCAGTCGCGGATGGCGTTGCTGCCTGCAGTGCCGAAGTTGATGGTGACCGGCTGGTAGATCCGGCCGCCGCCGCTGGTGGCGTTGCATTCCACGCCGATGTCCAGGCGGCTGGCGTAGATCCTGCTGAACGGCCCCTGGACGGTGCCTGACCCGGTGGACGTCGAGTTGACCGCCGCGCCGCCCGCCGTGGCCGACAGCCCGAAGGTGGCGCCGCTGGCGTTGACGACGTAGTAGCCGCCCGCGGTGAACCCCGCGGGGAGAGACCCGCCGGACAGGGTGACGTACGTGGCGTTGGCGAAGTAGCTGCCCGTCGCGGTGAAAACGCAGGGGCTGGCGTTCGTCGCGGTGAACGAGTAACCCGGCCCCCCGGTGATGTTCATGACGGAATGCTGGGCGGTGCCGTAGTCGCAGTTGCCGTAGATCCCGATCCTGCTGTCGTAAAGCTCCGCGCCGTTCAGCAGGGTCACCCCGTCGCCGACGGCTTTCATGTCCAGCACGATGTCCAGGAGGGTGCGGGCGAAGCTGGTGGCAGCAAGGCCGCTGACGTTGGCGGAGTTGTCGAAGACCACGTTGGAGGTGTTCTCCTGCGCCCAGATATGCCCGTACATGTCTTCGCACCAGAAGTACTGGTTGTCGAACCACCAGCCTTTGGAGCCGCTGCCCTGGAAGAACCGGACGCCGGCGTCCCACCCGAGCTGGTAGATGTCGCCGGCGTGGACGCCGCACGACCCCGCCCCCGCGCTGGTGCCGTCGATCGTCAGGCCCTTGATGCCGCCGCCGAACCCGCTGGTGTACTGGCTCGTCGCGTACATCCGGATGACGGTGCCCGTGCCGACCGCGTAGGCGACGGTGGCGTCCAGCCCGGCGCCTTGCAAGGTGATCCCGGCCTGGTCGATGACGGTGCCGCCGCACGTCCAGTAGAAGACGCCCGCCGCGACCCGGACGACCCCGCCCTGGCTCCCCAGCTGGGCGATCGCCGCGTTGAGGTAGGCGGTGTCCAGGACGCCCGTCGCGTCCCCGGCCGGCTGGAGCGCGATCACCGCCGAGTTGAGCCAGTTCGCCACGATCGCCTGCGTGACCGTGAACGGCGCGGAATGCGCTACCGGGGTCGTGCCGCCCGCGCCCCGGACCACGGTCGCCGACGTGCCGGAGGTGTTCTCGACCAGGATCAGCTCGGCGCTCTTACCCGGCGCGGTGTCGTAAATGTGGTACTGCGTGCTGCCTGTCGTCGCCTGCGCGAACGCCGCCCACGACGGGGCCGTCCACGTCTCGACGGTGCCGGCGCTCGGGGCGGTGGTGCCGCCGCTGGTGACCGTGGCCGTGGGCTGGTTGGCGAAGACTTCTACGGCCACGGGCGCTCCCCTCGTCGGTGCGCCCGCCGCATAATGGGCGGATGGACGGGACTAGCGGAGTTCCTGGCGGCCCGGGCGGACGAGGATGAGGCGGTGGCTACGCTCGGGTCATGACAACCCCCGGCGGCGAGCCGTTCCCGTTCCCCGGCATCGCGATACCCGTCTTCGATGAGGCGGACATCCGCATGTCCGGCTGGGATATCGGGAGCTCAGAGGGTCGCGCCGTCCTCCAGGCCGGCCGCTGCGGCGACCACTTCACCCTGATCTTCCGGCCGGGCTCGTACATCACCTGCCGCGCGGACGGAAGCCTGGAAATTAGCAGCATCGATTTCGGCGGCGGTCCGGTCACCCACGACCCCGGCTGCCCCACCGCAAGCGCGGCACCGTGAGCACTCCCGCCGCCCTCTACTCCGGTGCAGGCAGGTCCAGCCCCAGCGACGTTGCCCCGCCCGCATAGCCGGTCTCGTAGCCCGTCACCGCATCCCACGGCCCGAGGTTCGCGACCTCCACGACCATGACCGCCATCGCCGCGCTCGCCCCGCTGGGAGCCACGTAGACCACAGCGGGAATCCTGGCCAGGTTGGCGGTGTACCAGGTGACCGAGCGCGTGCTGCCGCTGAGCGTGCTCGGCGACTGAGGCCGCCAGAAAGAGTGAATGTCATCGGCCACGCCCACGGTCATCGCAGGCAGCCCGTTGTCCTGGTTCCAGCCGGCGAGGCAGAACAGCCAGTTACCCTCCGACGGGAACCCCGTGCCGCTGATGATGCTGTAAGTCGGGTCCAGCGGGACGGTGAGGCTCTGGAGCGCGGGCGGCATCGGCCCGAACGAGGACGGCTGAGCGAAGCTGCTGGCCCACGCGTTGACCACGCCAGGGTTGAAAGCGGCACCGGCGAGGATCCCGTACCCGGCCGCGTAATCCTTCGCCGCGCCCTTGCGGTTCGCGCGCCCGGTCGCCGTGCCGATGCCGGCCGCGTAGCCGTTCGCCGACGACGACGGAGGCGGGTTGATGATCCCCGTGCCGGCCGCGTAGTCCCTGGCCGCGCCTGACGTGTGCTTGGACCCGGACGCGGAGCCGGTTCCCGCCGCGTAGCCCTTGCTGCTGCTGGCCGCCTTCTTGAGCCCGGACGCCGATCCGGTCCCGGCCGCGTAGTCCTCAGCAGGACCGCCGACGATCTCAGTCCAGGTGATGATGACCTGGCCGGCCGCGCCGTCCCCGCCAGGCTGGTTGCCGGAGTCGCCACCACCGCCAGGGGCCCCGCCGGGGGCAATCCCGTCGACGCCGGGCGATGCGGGACCGCCGCCAGCGGCGCCCGGCGTGCCCCCGCCGGCCCCGGCTGCCCCTGCTGACCCGCCGACCGTCCCGCCGAGGCCACCAGCCCCGCCGGACCCCGAAGCCCCCGGCGACCCGGGGCCGCCGGCACCCCCCTTGCCGCTTCCTGAGGTGCCGTGCGTCCCGCCGGTTCCCGCCGTGGCGACGGTGTTGCTGCCCGCCGCGCCGGCAGCCCCGGGGATGTTCGCCACCGCACTGGTGCCGGCATCGGCCTGCACGGTGACCGAGCCGCCAGTCACGGTGGTGGCCGTGCCCGTGCCGCCCGTGCCGATCGTGATCGCCAGGACGGTCCCGGCGACTACCCCGCCAAGAGCCGGCTCCGCAGCGTAGGCACCGGTCCCGGCCGACGCGCCGGAATGGGATCCGGATACGCCGTGCCCGGCGTTCCCGCTCTCACCCCGCGCCTGGACCTCGGGGGCGCCGCTGATGTTGCTGGGGGCGGTCCACGTGGTGCTGGCCGGGATCGTGATCGAGGGCACCTAGACCGCCCCCCTCGCGAGCAGGTGCCGGACGGGAAGGATCAGGCGATTGTGATCGTCGCGGCGGTCACCTCATAGGTGCCCGCCCCGCTGAAGGCCTCCGTCGTGATCGCCAGGACGATCCCGGACCCGTCAGCGGACAGCGAGATGGCGCTACCGCCGTTTGTCGCCGAGAGCTGGAACGAGTCGCTCGACGGGGATTTGGTCCATTAGATGGTCCCCGCCGTGAGCCCGGTCGGCAGTGTCGTGCCCGCAGGAGCGAACACGACCACCGGCTGATTGGCGCTGTACGCCGTGCCGGGGGCCAGCAGCGTGGACGTGCTCGACGGGGCCGAGAATCCGTAGCCCGTCGCCCCGCCGAGCGGCGACATGCCCTGGAAGGTCCCGCCGGTCGCGGCAGTCCAGAAGCCCACAAAGGCCACCGTGGTGGAGGCCGGGACGTTCAGCGTGTACGGGGTCCCGGCCAGCGCCACGGCGTTGCTGCCAGGCGTGGCCCAGGTGACCGCCACGCGGGCGTAGGAACCGCCGGCCAGCTCGTTGGCACCGGATGCGCTGTAGGCGGAGTGCAGAGACGCGTACAGGGCCTCGTTGGTGGCCCACTGGCCGAGCATGTAATCGCTGGCACTGGTGCTGAAAGGCACGGCAACGCCTCCTGGTTTTATCCGGCCCGCCGCGCTGTGACCTGCGGGTTAACTAAACTGCCGAGGACTGGCTAGCCCGCCCGGCCCGGCCTGATTATTCCGGTCTGCCAGTTTGCCGCGCCCTTTGCCCGGAGTCCCTTTGTTACCGCGTTGACGAGATCCTGCTGCGTAGAGACGCTGCCGTTCACCGTCATGTTTATTGTGATGTGCGTGTCTCCGCCGCCCCCGCCGCCGCCTGAGCCGCTCCCGCCGCCATGCCCGCCGCCGTAGCCCGCGTAGGCCATGCCCGGGTGGTAGGCGCCTGTCATCCGGCTGCCCATCCGGCCCACCGCGGCGACAGCCTGCCCGGCCCCGGCGTCGACGCCCATCGCCACGCCCGCGGGGACCATGGCGCCCCGCTCGGCGAACACCAGCGACGGGGACTTGATCTTGAGGTCATGCTCGATCGTCGCCACCATCGACCTGGCCATCGCCGAGATCGCCGCGTCAACCGTCCCGAGCTGGGACTCCAGGCCCTGCGCGAGACCCGCGCCCGCCTGGACCCCCGCCTGGTACATCGCCGGGCCGCCCACGCCGCCCAGCTGGGCGGCTGACGCCTGGATCTGGGATTGCAGCTTGTTGACCTGCCCGATCGCGCCCTTCCCGCCGGAGGTCAGGCCCTCAGCGACAGGCAGGCCGGACGACGCCCCGGACTGGACGATCTGGTTCAGGCTGGCCGAGTTCAGGCCCATCTTCTTCAGCTGGCCGGCCTGCTGCGCGAACTGCGCCTGGTCTGCTGCCTGCTCCTGCATCCCGGTGATGGTCGCCGAGGCGGCCAGCGGGCCGTCGCTCGCCGCGAGCGACGGGGTGTACGTGCCGGCGCTCATCACGCCGGTGCTGCTGAGCACCTGCTGGGCGATCTGCTGGGCGTCGGTGATCTCCGTCTCCAGCACGGTGCGCCGCGCCGACAGCGACTGGAGCTTCGCATTGTCAGCCGTCAGCATCCTCGTCAGCGCCGAGTCCTGCGGCTGGCTGACCTGCCCGGCGGCCAGGGCGTGGGCCACGTCGCCCTTGAGGGTGGAGATCGTGCTGATGATCGTGGTGATGTCCTGCGGCCGGGACCCCTTGCCGGTGACGGCCTGCATGGCCGCGTCGATTGCGGAGGTGCCGCCCTGCAGGCCCTGGGTAAGGCTGGTGATGGTGGCGGCCGACAAGGTGAGCGCGGACGTCTTCACGGCGGTCGTGCCGCCGGTGATGCCCTTCGCCAGGCCGGCGGAGGTGTCCACGCCGACCGCCTCAGTGACCTTCGACGGGGAGAAGCTTTTCAGTACGCCCTTCATGGCGCCCTCGACAGCGCCTGCGACATGCTCGGCCGCGCCGACGACAGCGCCGATCCCGGCCTCGATCCCGTGCGCGAGCCCGGCGACCGCTGACGACCCGATCGATTCCAGCTCGCCCGGCATCCGCGCCAGGGCAGCCGCCGCTTTCCCGCCGATCGAGCCCACTTCGGATACGACCCGGCCGGCCCCGGACTCAGCCGCCGACGCCGCCCCGGACATGGCCGAGGACACCGCTGACTCCACGGCATGGAACCCGGACGACGCCGACGCGGCGGCCTTGGAGCCCGCGCCTGAAACCTCCGCCGCGATCCCCGACAGCGCCGCCCCGGCACCGGACTTCGCACTGTCGAACGCCGACTCGATCGCGTGCCCGGCCGAGGTGAACGCCCCGGTGTCCGGTGGCTTGACCTGCGCGAATTTGACGGAGTCACCCCCGCCGCCCCCGCCTACCCGCTCCATCTGCGGGGGGCCGCCGCCGCCGAACAAGCTGGCGATCGAGTGACGCGCGTCATCGAACAGGCTGCGGGGGATTCCCCCGGCGATCTGGCTTCCGGCCGACTGCGCCCGGCTGATGTCCTTGCCGATGTCGAGGCCGATGTTCGACAGCCCGAGCTTGCCGATGATCCCGCCGACAGCCCAGTCGGGGCTCATCGGGTTCGACTTCTGGACGTCCTGGCTGATCTGCCCGGCAGGGGTTCCCTTCGGGGCCAGCGAGTCGCTGTAGCCCCGGAGCATCAGCCCCGCCGTGACTCCCGCGGCAATCGGGGTCACCGCGGCGGCCAGGCCCGCGCCGTCCAGGCCGCCCTTGCTTGCCACCTTCGCGAACAGGCCCCCGGCGCCTGCACCTTCGGCAGTACCTGCAGCGTCCCCTTCGGCAGTCCGGGCGGCTCCGGCCTCGGCACCCGCCGCGCCGCCGGCGCTGCCCTCCTTGAGGGTTGCCGCCGCCTCGCTGAGGTCGGCCGCCGAACCGCTAAGGTCACCCGCCGAGCCCTTCAGGCCTGCCGCCGCGCCGTCGAGCCCTGAGCCCTGGCCGAGACCCGACAGCTTGGACAAGCCGGGAATGTTCAGCGTCTCCGCAACCTTGCCGACACTCGCCAGCGCAGTGGCCCCGGCGCTGGCGACCTTCCCCGCGACCGCGACGCCGGCCAGGACACCCCCGGCCTCAACGAGCGGCTTGGTCAGGCCCGGATTGCTGGCGAGGAACCCGCCGACGTCCGACAATCCGTGCATGAGGCCCGTCAGGGCAGGCAGCGCCACCTGCCCGGCCTCGGTGGCCACGGCCTCAGTGGACTTGGTGAAGCTGCCGAGCTGGAAGTTCAGCGTCGACTGGACCGCGGACCAGCCCTTCACGTTGTCCCCGGCGTGCTGCGCGCTCGCTGCGACCGCGTCGACGTTCGCCTTGGCGGTCCCGGCGTGCTGCCCCGTCAGCATCAGCGCCGTCTGCAGCCCGACGGTCCCGCCGAGGATCTTCGACATCGCGGCCGAGTACACCTGCGCGTCGGGCTGGCCGGACTTCAGCGCGGCGTTGAAGCCGTGGGCGGCGTTCGCCGTCGTGGCGAACTGCGAGAGCAGGTTCTTCTGGCCGGCCGATTCGGACCCGGAGAAAACCTCAGCGTTGTACTGCTTCGCCGAGATAGTCCCGTCCAGGTAGGACTGCGCGACCTTCGAGATCGCGGGCGGCATCGCCTTCATCATCGTCGTGGCGTCCTGAGCCGCCGACGCGCTCTGGTTGAACGTCTTGAGCATCACCAGGCCGCTGGGCCCCATGGACTTCATGACCGCCGTCTGGATCTCATCCAGGGTGCCGGTGATCCCGGTCTTGCCGAGGTTCTTGGCGATGCCGACCGGGTTCAGGCCGAGCTGCTGCATCTCCCCGGTCTGCACCGTGTTCGGGTTCTGCAGCGACCCGATGGTGTGCCGGAGGTTCTGGGCGGCCCAGTCCGGGCTCATGCCCATGCTGGTCATCGTGGCCAGTGCCCCGGCGACCTGCGGAAACGAGACGTGAGCGGCGGAGGCGACCGGCAGGACGGCAGGCAGTGCCCCGACCGCCCCGGCCATCGTCATCTTGCCCTGGCCGACCATCGTGATGATCTCGTTCATGTCCGACATGGCGGTCTGCGAGGTCGTCTTGCCCTTCTGGGGGCCGTACGCGTTCATCAGCGACGTGAGCGCGTTGCCGACCTCGGACAGCGGGGCGCCCTCAGCCTGCGCGCCCTGCGCCGCGGCCTTCAGCACGCCGAGGCCGGCCTGACCGTGGAACCCGGCCGAGTTGATCATGTACGCGCCCTGCGCCAGCTGGGACTGCGACGTGTTGGTCTCACCCGACAGCTTCAGGATCCCCGCCGAGTCCATCGGGAGGCTGGCCTGACTCTCCCCGGCGCTGGTGTACAGCCGGGTCACCTGCGTCTGGAGCTGGGCCGCCTTGTCGACGCCGTACGCCAGCGCGGCCGCGCCGCCGAGCGCCAGCAGGTGGTACTTCGTCGCGCTGGCCTCGGCTGCGCTCGCGTCGTCAGCGGCCTGCTGGGCGGCGACCTTCCTCGCCGCCTGCTGCTGCGCCACCGCCGCGTCCTGCTCGACGCTCGAGGTGGCCAGGGAAGGTGCGGCCACGGCCATCGCCGCGTCACCCTTCGCCAGCGACAGCGAGCTATCCGCCGACCCCGCCGCGATCTTGTCCTGCATGGCGGAGGTCTCGGCGATGGTTGCGCTGATCTCCGCCCGGAGCGCCGCCACCTGCGCGGCAGCCTCGTCCGAGGAGGTCCCGATGCCCTTGATGCCGTCGCCGACCGCGCCGAGCCCGGCGCCCTCCTCGGCTACGCCGCCGAGCGCATCACCGAGCTTGCCGACTTCGCCGGCCGCGCCCGCAGCCCCTTCGCCGAGGTCATCGAGCTTGCCGCCGCTCTCGGCGATCTTGTCCATGCTCGCCGAGATGTCCGCCGCCGCGGTGTCGTACTTAGCGACGAGATCATCCAGCCCGGCCCCGCCTGCCAGCGCCCCGGCGTCACCGAGGCTCGCGATCTCGTCGCGGATCTTGCCGATGCTCCCCGACACCTTCGCCGCGGCATCGTTCCAGGCAGCGGCGATGTCGCCAGCCCCGGCCCCGTCAGCCGCCCCGCCTCCGAGGGAGGCCAGCTCGTCCTTGAGCTTGCCGACAGACTCTGAAGCCTTGTCGAAGGCGCCAGCCAGGTCGTCGACGGCGCCGAGGCCGGCGACATCGACGGTGATGGTCTCTTCGATCGCCACGGCGACTCACCCCCCGTGCGCGAGAAAGAAGCAGCGGCGAGAGGGACGGGAGAGGTGCAGGTCAGAGCGTCAGGTACTCGGCCAGGATGATCTGCATTGCCGCGGGCATCGTCCCCCGGACCTCATCCTCCGCGCGCTCCATGTAATGACTGCCGGCCTGGGTAACCGACCCGCCGGGCCGGCTGAATACCTGCCCGGTCGCCGCGTTCCGCAAGGGCCACGGACCCTTCGCGGTGATCGTCCCGCCGTCGTTGCGGAACCGGCCGTAGATGATGTGCGGCGCTACGACCGCGGTCGCATGGGTCCCGGAGCCGAACACCGCGTCGACGTGCTCCGAGCGCCGCAGTGCCCCGGACAGGACCGGGGTCGTGACGTCGAGACCGGCGAGGTACTCCTTCGACCCCGCCTTCGCGCAGTCCAGGGCAAGGGACTCCTCGCAGTGCTCCGCCATCTCGCGGTATGCCGTCGCTGCTTCGGAGAGGTTCACCGGCCGCCCCCGTTCTGGATCGCCCTCAGCGTGTAGGCCACCGCATCGAGGACCCCGGCAACAGGGATGGGGATGTCATCGGGGGTGGCGGGGTGGATCCACCCTTCGGCTATCCAGCGGGCGTGGCGGATGGTGCGGGGGCTGAGGCCTCCGGGGGGGCGGCGGCACTGGCCGAGGAGGTACTGCCTGAGGTGGGGGCCGAAGGCTGGGTCTCTTTTGGGACATTTCCGTTGAGGATTTCAAAATACGGATCCAGGGCCTTCAGCAGCGCGTTCCACACGACCAGGCCGCCTGCGGTGGCGAGGCGATTCCGCGACCCGGCGTCCCACGGGAGAATGCCAGGGAATGAGATGCCCTGCACGATCCACTGGCATACCAGGTCGTGAACGGGCTTAAGGTCCCGCCGCAGCAGCCTGACCGAGGGGGGCGGAGCGTCCGGGTCGGGTACCGCCCCCGGGTACGCAGCCGCCGCAACGGCTATCGCGGCCTTCTCCTTGGCGTCGATGATCTCCAGGCGAAGATCCTGGTAATCGTCCTGCTGACTCGGCTGGAGCGTCGCGGGGTTCTTGATGTCCGCCAGATCGACCCATCCGCCGGGCAGGGGAATCTGCATTGTGCTCGCTTTCGTGTTCGGGTAAGCGCCGCAGGGTACGTAAAGTAGCGTAGAGGTGACTACGCGTAAGTTGGTAGTGCGTTTTGCAACGTTATGGAGCAGGGGGATCGGCCTCCGGAGTTACCACTGTTAGTTACGTTCGAAACGAAATCTCCCGAAACATCGAAGCCAAAAAATTCGTCCCCCGACAGCGGCGCCGTCTTGTACGCGGCCTGGTTAGCAGCCAGCGCGAACGACCACAGGCCCGTTCCGCTGCCGCCATTGCCGATTGACCACGCCAGGGTCGGCTGCGCGTTCGTCAGCATGTTCGTCAGCGCGCTCTCATCCAAAGCCGGGTCGTACGTGAGCTTGAACGAGCAGTCGAAGTTGCCCCTGCCGATCAGGTAGGGCTGCTGGTACCCGTCGCCCGTGTTCTTCGGCGTGACCTTGCGGGTCAGGGTGGCTGACCACACCGTGATGTCGTCCAGGAGCGTGGATGCGACCGTGGTCGTGCTCTTCCAGCCCGGGATCATGCGGACAGCGCTGAAGCCCGGCACCGGGATAAACGACGGGTAGGCCTTGGCGTAGCTCGTCACCTTGCCCGACCAGGTGAGGATCCCCGACGCCTTGGCGTTGATGGTGATCTCGCTCATGCACCCGTACGGGAACAGCCACGCGTAGTTGTTGCCCGCGCCGGGGATGTTGTTGCGGTGGATGAGCGAATGGGTCGGCCCCTGCCCGGTGACGACCCCCGTGCTGCCGTAGGGGTTGAGCAGGGAGAACGTGTGGCTGAAGGGTGCGATGACCGTCACCACGGCGATGGTGGTCAGGTGGGAGAAGCGCAGCGGCGTCGTCGCGTCCAGCACGATGGAAGTCGCCGTCGACCCGGTGCCGACCTTCACGACCTCCGCGTTGACGCCGGTGTCAACCTGGATGAGCGTCCCGGCCACGGCGGAGGTCGCGGACGTGACCGCGACCGGCCCCGCCCCGGCCGTCAGCGCCCCCGATGTCGTCCACGTCGGCGTGCTCGCGGTCCCGGTCTCCACGAGATCGGACATCAGGTTATACAAAAAATGGCCGAACGTATCGCAGTAGAGGGGGCTCTCGGCGATGTCGGACTCAGCCCACAGGGGTCCCTGCTGCACGTCGTGAGTTTTGGTGAAGTCGCCCCACATGCTGCCGTCTTCTACCCACGTGACCTTGTTGTCCGGCTTGAAGTCCACGATCGGCGCGCTGGCAAAGGCGGCCTGGGCGGGAGTGACCCCGAATCCGCCCGATTCCAGGCCGATCTGCAGGAGCTGCGTGCACTTCGGGTACACGCCAACCGGGGGCGAGGGGGCAGCCATCTCTAGTTCTCCTCGCTGCCGGGCTGGCCGGCGGGGGTCGGGGCGGTAGCGGGCATGACGGCGGGAGGTGCGGGGACGGGACCGGCGGCCACAGGACCGGGCGCCGCGGGCTGCTCTTCGGCCGCCTCAGGCTCCGCCTCGGCCCTGTCCGCGGCTTCCTCCGCTTCCAGGGCTGCGGCCCTGGCCCGGTCCTCGCCGGTGACGGGGCGCCACTGGCGGTCGGGGGCCTCGTCCAGGTCCCGGATGTCACCCGGCTTCACCTCGCTGAGGAGGATGCCCCTGGCGTCCCTGGTGGCGGGGTAATACCAGGGGGTAGAACCGGTGTAGATCAGTTCAGGCACGGGACGGCCTCCAGGGAGCGCAGCGAGGAAGAGGGGCGTGGGACGATGGCGGCCATGAGCAGCACGAAGGGGGCAGCGGCGTGGCCTGAGGGGACGCTGCCCGCGATCCTCGAGCCCTGGATACGGGTCACCATCACCGGTCCGGCGATGGGATGGGGCGGGCAGGTGATCCAGGTCGCCGGGTACGTCAAGGGGCCGGAGACCGTAGGCGACACCGGCGCGGACATCGACGCGCTGGTCGGCCGCAGCCATCAGCGGTTCACCGACGGGCTGGCCCGGGCCACCCGGGAGACGATGTACCGGCAGGCCGAGGAGGCGATCGAGGCCGCGCTAGAGGCCGGGTGGGTCCTCGCCGGGCACCCGGAGATCAGGGTCGGCGGCACGGTCAACCGCGACCGCGACACGGGCGTTGATGTCCCGATGGCCGAGGTGGGCGTCGCGCTGCACTTCCGCGCGCCTAGCCCGCCGGATCAGGAATAATCGCTTCCCATGACGACCCCTCAGCCTGAGCCCGCCCGCGGCAATGACGGCTCCTCCGCCCCTGACGGCTTCCTCTCCGGCATCCCGCAGCAGATCGGCCAGGCGGTGGCCGCTGCCGTCGCGCAGGTCCTGCAGCAGGTCCCCATGCGCGTTCAGCAGCTCAAGTGCGCGACATGCGTCCTGGCCCGGGCCCAGTGGGCAGCAGCCCACGCTGCCGACATCAAGGCCGCCGGGGAGCGGATGGCGGAGGCGCTGGCAGCTTTCCCGCCGGATCACCCGATCCGCCAGCAGGCGGACCTCGTGGCGTTCCTGCCGCCGCACCTGCACCCCGGGGCGGGCCCGGAGTCGATGCCGCCCGTCCAGGACGGGGCCGTGATGACCGCGGGGACGATCGTGTGCCCCGCGCACATCCCCGGCATACCGCAGGCGGGCGGGGGGCGCAGGGAGTTCCTGATCGCCAACGGGTCCCTGTCCGCGACGATGCTCGCGGAGATGGCCAGGCGCTAAGCCTGGATAGTCTCGGTGACCAGCAGCCTGAGCAGCGAGTCGTAGCGCAGGTACGCCTGATCCTCCAGCGCGGCGACGAAGATCTTGCCGCGCATCACCTCGCCGAGGTTCGAGATCTGCGTTTCCTCGCCCGTCCACGGGTCGATGACGTCCGCCGGCATCGGGTAGGCGAACCGGAACGCTTTCATCGCTGCGTCGACGATGCCGGGGAACAGCGAGTCGGCGTCTTCCTCGTCGTCGGCTTCCATGTGGATGATGAACACGTCGATCGAGTGCCGGAGCACCTTGAAGCCGGCGGAGGTGTCAGGACCCTGGTTGCGGGACATCGACCCGCCGTTCTTCAGGTCCCGCGCCTCGCTGATCTCCGTGGGCCACACGTAGGAGGTCGGGATGTCCGTCTCGGTGTTCGGGTCCGGGGCGTTGATGTAGGCCGCCATGTCCGGCACGCTGCCGGGCATCGGGAGGCTGACCAGAAGACCCTTGACGTATGCGAGGCACGAGGCGATGGGCACCGCTCACCCCCCGCTAGATAACCCGGTCGAACGTGCCGACGAGCAGCGCCTTCGCGTCCTTCTTGAAGTCCGCGATCCGGCTGGTACCCGATGCCCCCGTGGCGGGGACCTGCCGGGTCGTGGTGCTCGTCGCGCCCCGGGTCAGTGCCTGCGCGGCGCCGAACAGGATCGCGGCCTGCACCACGGTCTGAGGCAGCGTGGAAACCATCACCCCGGCCGCGTGCTCGTAGGTGAGCGGGGTGGCCAGGGTCAGCGTCCCCGGCCCCTGGCTGGCGGACGCCGCAGTGACCTGGATGACCTCCTGGGCTGCGGCGTCGTACGCGGTGCCGGTCGCCCCCGTCGCCCCGTTCAGCGCCGCCGCGATGACCCACCCGGCGCAGTCATCGACCTGGATCGTCTGCACGGCGGGCGAGACGGCCGGGGTAGCGATCGCGGTCAGCCCCGCGTGCGGCCAGCCGTTGACGTACTGCACCTGGACGGCCAGGCCGTTGCGCCCGTAACGCCCGTTGACGTACTCGCTGGAGACGAGGATGCCCTGCCCGCCCTCGCCCGCCGCCGGGGGGGCCGTGGAGCCATACAGCCCCGCCGGGGGGTACTGCACCTGGTACAGGCCGGCGGGGACGGTCGTCCACACGTACGGGAGCCGGTTCTGCGCCACCTGGACGGAGACGACCTCGAGCACCGGGCAGCGGGTCATGATCAGCGTGGCGTCACCGCACCCGCCCCGCGGGGCGCCGACCCGGGCACCGGGCCCGTACAGGATCAGCGTGTCGATGGTGGCCCGCAGCGGCTGATGGCATACGCCATCGACCATCGCCGTGGACCGGGCGCAGATATTCGACTGCTCGGCGAGACGCTGCTCCGGGCTGACATTGCTGCCGGCAGGGATCGATGACCAGCTCACACCGGTGCTCGCCTGGGTCAATAGCTCCGGGGTGCAGTACGGAGTGAGGCCCGCCACGGGCAGGGGGGTAGTCACGGGGCGCTACCCCCCGCCGTCATCTCCGGGCAGCCCTCGCTGCGTGAATGAAGTCCCGCAACGCGTCTTTACCGGATGCCGTACCAGAGCTTGCTCGCGGACAGCGCCCACGACGTGCCCCATGCCAGCGTGGTCGTCGCGCCGATGGTGGTCGGCGCACCTGAGGTCAGGACCGCCGAGTTCAGCGTGGGGACCGTGGCCGACAGCGAGCAGTTCGGGTTCATCACCGCAGCGCCCACCGACCCGGTAGCCGTCGCGGTCACGGCCGGCATCGACGGGGTGGTCGCCGTGTGCTCCTGGAAGACGTAGTAGTAGCCCGGGGTCAGCGCCACCGGGGTCACCCACGGGACCGAGGTCAGGCCGTTGGCGGTGATGAGCGCGTGGGACTCCGCCGTCCAGGCCACCGGGCCGACGCCGGTGGCGGTGTACAGCCCCCAGATGGAGTTGGACGGGGAGCCGTAGGCGGTGAAGATCACGTCCAGGTAGGTGCTGGTGCCGGAGACGGGGACGTAGACGCGGGTCAGGTAGCCGTAGGCGGTCGTCAGGACCACGGCGGTCGGGGAGAGAATCTCCGTGTTGACCGACTGGCCGAGGTAGCCGCCGGCTACGGCCTGGGTGCTGACACCCGACTCCGCGACGATGAGGCCGGCGACGGACTGGGGCAGCGGGGACGTCGAGTTGATCGTGTTCGGGTAGCCGGCGATGAGGCCGTCGTTGTTGTTGCCCACAGGGGACCTCCAGGAGTGCTGTCAGGTTGATGTGTCCGGGCAGGTCCCGGGGTGGCGCTACTTCGCTGCAGTGGCGGCCCTGGGGGCGGCCTTGGCGGTCTCCGGTGCACTGTCCGCGGCACCGGCCTTCCTTGCCAGGCTGACGAGCTCGCCGATGGCGGCGTAGAGCGTGGCCGGGTCACGCTGGCGGGCGGTCTCGTCGCCGTGGAGGCGCTCGGAGCGCTCGTCCTCGGTCTCCCAGATCTTCTTGCCGCGGTGGTGGAAGCTGTGCATCTCATCCGACAGCTCGTCCGGCAGGTCGAAGCCGCCGTGATCCGGGTCGGCCGCGAAGTTGCCCCAGACGGGGTGGTCGATGACTGCCCGGGGTGCCCCGAGCGGGTACAGGCGCATGGTGCATTCCTTTGGTTGCCTGCCGTTACCGCCCCCGGCGCGGAGCAGCAGCGCCGGAGGCGGTACGGGCCTGGTGATGGGTGCGGCTTTACCCCACGTTTGAGATGACCGCCTGGGCTACCGGAGCCCGGTTGATGAAGGCGGAGTTCGTGCGGATCTCGAACTCCTTGCGCGGACCCCCGCCCTTGACGTTGGCGACGCGGGAGATCCCGTAGTCGAACTGCGCCATGTCGCGCAGGCAGCGGACCTCGAACACGGAGCTGATGTTCGCCTGCGGGAACGGGACCCGGTCCATCCGGCCGATGATCGTGCCGGGCGGGAGGGAGACGTCGACCTCGATGGGTACGTCGATGCCGCCGGCGGGCGCGTTGATGATGTTCCCGACCCGGCCGCCCGCGGTGACGTTGATACGGCCGGAGCTGTCGGTGTTCAGGAACGTGGTCGCCGAGCTTGCCCCGAGGACGAGATTGGCCATCTCCTGGGCCTGCGCCGCGTTCACCATGACCGCGGTCGGGGACGCCTTGACCTGGTTGAACAGGGTCATGAAGATGTATTCCTGGACCTCGTTGATGGTGCCGCCGCTCAGGGTCAGCGCCGCGCCGTTGAGGCTGGTCCAGATGGACGGGTTGGCGGTGCCCGTTCCGGGCTGGACCCACTGGCCCACGCCGTTGTAATCGCCGCTCAGGGACGCGAGCAGCCCGTCATAGTCGTTGGCGAAACCGCTGCCGTTGTCGGCCGCGGAGTTGTAGGCCGGGACGCCGGTGACGCCCTGCCACAACTTGCTCAGGTCCGGCAGGGTGGTCGGCAGCGCGTTGCTGCTGGACAGGACCGACGTCATCGTGACCGTGTTCGTGGTCGTCGTGCCGTAGTAATACCAGGTGACGCCGTTGGACGACTGGAACCAGTCGTAGCAGACGGCGCCCCGGACGGCGGCCGTGGTGGCCAGGACCGAGTTGGTAGTACCGCCCGAGAAGGTGGTGTGCGCGGAAGCGCCCTGAGAGTTGCCGTTGCCGTAGAAGTAGCCCGAGCCGGTCCGGGCCGCCACGCCGGTGTACACCTCGACGTTGGTGATGGTGCCGCCCGTGGACACCTGGGTCAGGGTCGGGGCGGTCGCCGCGGCCAGCGGGAACGACTGGGCGGTGAGCAGCTGCCGGTCTTCCGCGATCAGCATCTGGTTCATCACGTTGAAGGTTTCAACGGCATACGGATCGGCGTAACCGGACGCCAGGTCGTAGGCGTCCTGGGTGACCAGGCCGGAGTAGGCCAGCGGCTTGTAGCGGGCCTGGAAGTCCTGCTCTTCGATGTTGATCTCGTTGCCCGCGAAGTCGAAGCCGGGCGCCGGGGACGGCTGGGTGTTGTTGACGTTCATGATCGCGCGCCACACGGCGAACGGGTTGCCCTGCTTGGCCTTGGTGCGGGCCACGCGGTCACGCCACGGGGTGACGACCGGGATCAGGCTGACCAGCTCGGACAGGTCATAGCCGTAGATGCCGGTGTCGTTGTAAATACCAGCCTCAGTGGCCTTCTGGACGCTGACGATGGCGTCGATGGTCTCCTGGGTGAGACCGTCAAGCGTTGCGGTCACGGGATGCCTCCTTTCAGGGGGCATGCGAAAGCCCCGCGCGCTCAGGCGTCACGGGGCTGGAGAGTTCCGGGGGGTTAAGGGGCGGCGACGGCAGGCGACTGCGGGTTAGCGCGGATCTGCGCCAGCTTGGTGACGGCCATCAGTTCCATCTCGTGGAAGGCCTTCGCCTGCTCGGGGCCGGAGCCGTGATAGAGGGTCTCCCTCAGTTCCGCGGCCTTGGCCACGTCGACCGGGGCCGCGCCCTGGTCCTGGCCGCGCAGCTGACTCGCTGGCGGCACCTGGCCGTTCGTGAACACCTTCGGTGCCGCTTCGCTGTTCTCCACCGTCACCAGGCGGGCCTTCAGCGTCTCGACCTGCTCGCTGAGCCCGGCGACATCAGCCTGCTTGGCGATGTCCTGTGCCGGGCCCTGCGTGCCGAACGCTGCTGCCACTGCCTTCGCGACGATGCTCTCCAGCACCGCGTACCTGTCGCTGTCACTGCTCTTCGCGACCGTGCCGTCAGGGTCGACGGCATCAGCCGGGGTTCCGGTCTCCGCTGGGGGAGCCGGGGTCATGTCAGCAGGATCGGCCGCGGGGGCCGCATCCGCTGCCGGGTCGTCGCCGTCTGCGGCGGCCGCGGGCTTGCCGGCGCCGGTCACGGGCTGGATCGCATCCGGGGCCACGATGCCGATCAGGTCGCCGTTCTGGTCGAACACGGCCTGCATCGGCGCCTTCTCCCCGTCGGCCTTGGCGACCTGCTGCACGATCTCCGCCGCGCTGGTGACGCCGATGAGGCGCCGCTCCTGGTCATAGACGAGGGCGAGCGCGGACTTCAGCACCTCGCGGCCGGGCAGGTCACCGGGGAGCGGCTTGACGTCGCCGCCCTTCGGGGTGCCCATGCCGGCAGTGCCTCCCGCGTTCACGGGGCCGGTGTCCTTCGCCTGCTCGTCGGCGTCCGCCTTGGCGACCTGCGCGGGCGCGGTTACGGTAGCGGTCACGGCCGCCTCCTTCTGCTTGGCGACGGGCTGGCCGTCATCGGTGACAGGGGCTTGCGGCAGCGAGGAAAGGACCGTGGTCAGCCTCTGCGCCGCCTCGCGGATGTGCGTCTCGTTCGCGGAGGACAGGACCCGGCCGGACTTCGCGACCGCGCACAGGCCCTCGACGGTGACGAGCGGCGCAGGATCGAACGCGGCCATGGCCTTGCCGATCGCTTCCAGCGCCTCGCCGCCGAGATCCGCCTCAGCCTGCTCGTCGGCCGCATACACGGCCAGCTCGCTGATCACGTAGTCCACGGCGCACATGGCGTCCTCGAGGTCGAACGCGTTCTCGATGTCGTCCGGGTCAGCGGAAGCGGCCTCGAGCATCTCCCGCTCGGCCAGGACACCGAGGGCGTTCTTCAGGCGGACCGCGATGGACGTCCACTTCTGGGCGGTGGCCGCGTCGATGGCCTCCCATGCGGGACTGCCGGGGTCGGCGGGGTCGCCGGGGGCATCCTCATCGGGGGCGGCCAGCGGGACTGTGGGGTCCATGCCGTCGACACCGGTGTCGAGCTCGGGGCCAACGTCCTTGGCCACGGTCGCTGTCTTGGACACTGACGCCTCCTTGAGGCTGCCGTCGGCTGCCCAGTTGTCGGGGATCTCGCCGGACGCGCCGAGCGCCCTGGCGCGCTTGATGACGTACTTCCGGATCGCGTCGTGGCCAGCACCGCCCCGGCCCACCGCGTGGATTGCGTTGCCCAGGTCTGCGGTGTCGCCGACCGGGTAGCTGTAGCTGCCGTCCGGGTTCTTGAAGGCGCGGCCCTTGGCGCCCATCGCCTTGAGGTCGTCGGCGCTGTACTTGCCCTTGAGGATCCCCGTCGCCATGCCGGCCATCGCCGTGTCGACGCCTGCGAGCGAGACCTTCAGCTCGTCCGCGAGGCCGGCGCCGATCCGCTGCCCCCCGGTGAGGCTGGCACGCTGCGAGGCCTTATGGATGAAAGCGGCCATTGCGGCCGGGCTGCCGGTCATCGTCACCGGCCCGTCGCTCGCAGGCTCGGGCTTGGCGTCGGGTTCGGCCTGCTTGCCGATCAGCTCGCGGACCATGCCGGGGGGGACGAGGCCGCGGGAGTCTTCGGCCTGCTTGGCGATCAGCCACCGTCCGACGCCGTTAGCGCCCTTGCCTACCGCGTCGACACGATCACAGTCAAAATCGACCAGCTCGGTCAGCTCGTCGTCATCAAGGTCGGGCATCGCTCACCCCTGCTCTGGTCGTGGGACGATCGGGGGCTATGAGCGAGTACGGGATTGAGCTTTACGACCTGGAGCCTCCGGTTGACCGCCGCATGCAGCCCGCATATTCGCCGCTGCGAAACCCCTGGCGGGGTCCCCGGCCGCCGCAGCCTCGCTGGTCGCCGCCGCCGCTGCCGGACGGATTCGCCCGCGTTGAGCTTGAGGACGACTACGAGACCGGGCCGCAGTTCGCGGACTGGAGCGCCGAGGAGGCCGGGCATCCGTCGCGGGTCTTCGATATCCCTGCCGAGCAGCACGAGCGGTGGGCGGGCGCCGTTGCTGCCTACTCTGCGATGCAGGAAGAGATCGAGGCGCTGCGCGAGGAGCGGCTGCGCACGCCCGGGTGGGCGCTGTCTGGCTGGGTGCGCAAGGACAAGCCCTATCAGGCGCAGCCGTGAGCAGCGGACATGCCGACCTGAGCCGGTTCCTATCCGAAGGCTGCACGGAGTGCGGGACGCCGGGATACCAGCGGCACCTCAGCGCGGTCAATGGGTGCGCTACCTGCGCGGCGGAAGATCCCCGGCCGGTTCACATCCCGGTGCGGGACGTCATCGGGACCGTGCTGGTCCGATCCATGCGGAGTGCGACCGAAGTGGCGTTCCCGCCGCCGAGGACACGCGAGCCCGTGCGCTCGTGCTACCGGATGGCCAGCGGGGCGATGGTCCACGTCAAGCCGGACTGCCGGTGCTAGCCGTAGGGGAAGGCGCGAAGGAGTGCCAGACCTGCTTCCGGTACCGGCCCCGTGGCGAGTTCGAGC